TTGCCCAAGATTTGACCGCCCCTGCCCCTCTCGCGCCGTTTGAGGCGTGGTTTGGGTCGTTTTCGAGTATCTGTTCGATTCTGATTAATGGCACCTTAGAGCGGCTTAGAATCGCTCACCATTCCCTGGAGCGGTCTCCGCATCCCTCGTCCCCGCCGTTCCACTCACCGATGGAGCGCCTCTGCCTCTCATCGTCGTGCTTCTTGCGGTTGCATCGCTTATGCGAGGCTTGCACGTTGTCGTAGCTGAAGAACAATTCGGGATACCGTGAGGCTGGCCTGATGTGGTCGGCCTCATACGACCACGGGTCTGTGGATGGGAGGTCGTAGTCTATCGGGCGATGGCAGATGCCGCATCTCGCGTTGGCTCGCATGTCCCTGAGCCTACAGGCTTGCTGCATCGCCTTCCATCTCCCAGTGGTGTGCAGGTCGCTCATGCGGGTCTCACTATGCGCATGGAGGAGCGGATGGCCTCGGCCTTGGAGGATTTGGGCTTCTCGTCGGCCTTAGCGCCTTCTGACTTGCGAGCCATGTCGATGCACGCCCTCCACTCCGCGGAGTACATGCGTCTAGCCATCATGGTCCCGTAGTCCCTTTCGAGGCTGGGGTCTTGCTCTATCCTGGCATCGATGGCATCCAAGCGCCTCTTGGCGAGGTCGGCCTGTGCCAATAGCTCGTCTATCCTGCTCTGCTCCATCACGGCCTCCAGGTGACTCCGTGGGATTGGCGCATGCACTCTTTCGCCTCGGCATGGAAAGGGTCGTGCTTGCGATCGTATGAGACCTTCGAGCGGTGGTGCCTCTTGGGGATTACAACATCCTCTCCAGTCTCGTAGGCTTTGACGATGACAGCCCTGAGAAGAGCGTCAGACATCGGGCAGTCGTATGCTGCGGCGATGTCAGCCATCCTCTGGAGCGTGAGCATAAATCCCCCGAAAAACGGAGGAGCCGCCATTCGGCAGCTCCCCATCTTGCAATATATCATCTTGCATTATCTCATACACAGAGCACGAAATACCACGAAATACTAGATGGCGCTGTAGGATGGCAGCCTGTACTCCATCGGGAGTAAATCGTACAGCTCCGTCAATCCCTCGGCTATCTTGTAGTCCACCGCCCTCGTGGTGTAGTTCAGCTCCACGGCTATCCTCTCGACCGTGTGCCTCATGATGTAGTGTCGCTCCAATACCGATGCCAGCTCCTGGGACTCCATGGATGAGAGGATGGTCTCGGCCTCCAGCACCTTCTCCGACCACTCCGAGAGCATGGAGGCATGCCTCTGGATTGCGTCCTCGATGGAGGCCACCGCATCCGGGAGCGCGTCCCCGTATGCCGATGACGAAACCACGATGCGGGAGTAATCCATCCCCTTCACGCCCTCGGCGGATTCCCTCATGGATTGCACGACCGATGCCATGCCGTCTGCCCTCACCTTGAGAGCGCGAATCTCCTCCAGGTAAGTCCTCGCCCTCTCCCTTCGGAGAGCGCCCCACTCAGCGTCCACGAGCCACCTCCAGCTCCAGCCTGTCCCTCTGGGCTTGGAGCCTGTCAACCCACTCCAAGGCTTCGTCGCACTCGTTGGCGATGTCGGTCAAAGCGTCCTCCTCGTCCTCGACGAAGGAACAGGCATCGGATGCTGCCTTGCGGTATTTTCGGATGTACTCACGAGCGAGATCATAAATTGTCTGAATCATCATTCCTCCGTTCTCCCCATGCGCAGAAGCCGCTGTCCTTGTATAGCGGAACGCCTTTCTTCCACCTCGCCCCGCACACGGGGCAGTGCTGCATGTAAATCTTCTCCGTTTCCATGGCTACCTTGTCATGGACGAAGAGGATGCCGTCCTCTATCCACGCCTCGATGCGATGGCCGCTGCCAAGCAGCGGTAACTCGCCACGGCAAAACTCGCATCCTTCCTGGTTCATTGCTCCTCCAAAAACGATTCGTCGCTGTACTTCCCCCATAGAGCCTTCATGAACGCCATGAACTCTTCGGCGCTTTCCTCGTCTTTGAAAACCGCGTGCGCCATATAGTCGGTCTGATACCTGAGCACCAGCAGTGGCTTCTTGTGCTGAGGGTAATGGCCTACCTCCAGGGAGTATCCGTTGGCGAACTCGGCAATCATCGCCCCTCACCTCCTAGTAGGTTCGAGCTTGGTTCGAGTACCTTTGCACCGCACCTTGGGCAGTAGTTCGGATTGCCTAGCCCATCGCTCCAATAATCCACGTTGCACGTACACCCGCACTTGGAGCAACTAAACCAGTTGGGGTCTGTTTCCATGTCCTCGCACGTCCGCTCATGCCTGGTGTTCCATGCTGCGACGGCAGCGTCAAGCGCGCCGTTCTGGTCGTTGCGATGGATGCCTACTCCGCATCGGTAGCAGTGTATGGACGCATTCACCACTTCGCCCCATTGGATTATCTCGGCTTGCGCTTCGCCACCGCATAATGGGCACGGTTTCAGTTCAATCTTCATCGTTTGGCCTCCTCCACCAAATCCAAGAAGTCATCCAGCATCATCACAGCCACCCACTTCGAGCCGTTCCTGCGATGGAAGACCACGGGGGTCTCATGCTCCCTCGCGTCCCTTGCGGCCTGGTCGAGCGCCCTCCAAAGTCGGAACTCCTCTGTGCGCTTGACCTCGATGTGGTAGCCAGGGAGACCCACCACGTCGGCATCGCCGTTGAGACCTGAGAACTGCTGGCCTCGGTGCGCGTCGTATCCTCGCTCCTGGAGGATGTGGGCGATCTCCAGCTCTCCCCTCTTGCCTTTGTCTCTGGAGTTGGTCATGAGAGCCTCCCCTTCCAGTACGCCTCCGCTTCTGCGCGGTCGTACCCATCGTAAACGTCCAATAATTCAGCCAGCATCTCCTCGATGATGCCTTTGAGATGCTTGTTCTCGGCATCGAGTCGGGCGATGGTGGCGGTGCGGTCTTTCGCCTCGTTCTGCAGCCGGGCGATGAGCCATGACTGGTCAACGGTCATCCTCGTCCTCCTCCACCTCATACGCCCATATCGCCTTCTCGTAGCTCGTGCGCTCCTTGTGGGAACGGGAGGCGAAGAAGCGGATGGTCTTCTCACGCACCCCGTGCATCCTCGCCAGCTCCCTCACTGTTCCCACTGCGAGGAACTCATCGCCTCGGTAGAGCGCGTAGGTCTTCATTGCTCCACCTCCGTGTTGATGAGGTAGAGGTCGAGACCCTTCCGAGAGATTGACAGCCAGTTAATGTTTCCCCTGGTGTTGGCTCGGTAGTAGAGTTTCTTGGAGTCCAGCTTCAACTGCTCACGGTCGGTGTAGTGCTTCACGATGCAGCGGATGCCCATGTTCCGAAAATCGGAGATGAGCTTCCCGAAATCGTCCTTCGGCTCCTCGTAGGGTTGGAATTCATCGATGTTCATCATTCCTCCACTCCAGAGACCTCGCGGCCTCGATGATCGTCTCCATGCAATCCTCCGCTTCCCTGAGTGGGCAGGAGTCGCACATCCATTTCGTCCCGTTGCAATGCTCCTCGGTCAGCTCCAGGAGGAGGTCTAGAAGTTCGTCCAGACTGTTAATCCTCATGTATCGGCCTCCATCCATCCATCGTGAGAGTGTCCTGGTACTTGGTCTCATTCTTCGTCCGCAAATATTCCCAGTGGTCGACGTTCCATCGGAAGTGGAGCAGCCTGTGGTGGGCTAATCCGTGGCAGTAAGGGAGGTTGTTGCCGAATCCGCAGAGGGTCAGGGTTGCCTTGGGGAGCCTGTTCCCCTCATCGTCGTGCAGCTCTCCCCACGACCTCCAGACCACGTGATGCTGCTCCAGCGGGTAGTAGCGTCCGCAGACCACGCAGCGGTCTGATTTCACGGTCTTGCCCTCCATCATCGGTCGGTAGATTTCGGGCATCGTGTCAGCCATGGAGCCTCCTGTCCTCGCCGTCGAGATGGATTCTGGGACACATCTCCACCAGCCGTGAGACGATGGCCTCGGCTGTGTCCTTGTCCCCGGTTGCCAAACGTCGGTACAATTCCTCTTTCTCGTACTGGCTGGTGACGATGGTCGGGGACTCGTCGCAGTACCTAGCGTTGATGAGTCGGTAGAGCATGGAGCACGCCCAATCGGTGGGCTTGTCCTTCCCGAGATCGTCCAGAATCAGAAGGTCGCACCTCGACAGCGAGTCGATGATGGCATCCTCCGACTCCTCGGAGCCGAACGATGAGCGGAGCCTCCCCAGGAAATCGCCTCCAGCTAGGAAGCGAACCTTGGCGCCATCCTTCAATGCCTGAAGAGCCATGCCAGCAGCCATGTGGGTCTTCCCCACGCCCACGGAGCCGACGATGTAGGCTCCATTCTGCCAGCCGTCGACTGGTGGGACATCCCAGTAGCGTTTGGGGATGCCAGACTTGCGGAGGATGCGCTCAGCCCTCTCCCTGGCCTCCTGCAATTCTGCCTCGGCCTCTTCGCGGAGGCGTTGGATGCGCTCCTGCTCCGCGCCTTCGCAGTGGCAGGGCTCGTAGCCCATGTTGTAGGTCTTCCCACCGAAGGACACGGTCATGGGCTGGAGAGGCGCTCCGCAGTGAGGGCAGTTATAAACCACGGAACTTTGCGGAGGCATCGTCGGTCACCTCCCTGCCGCTCTTCTTCGCCTCTCGGCGCTCCCAGGTGGAGCAGGTGGCATGCCAGCTCTTCATCTTGACCCTGCCCACCATCCAGCCGTTGGACTCGTAGTGGTTGAAGAACTCCTCCGCATCGAAGTGGGTGTAACCCTTCTCCTTGCAGAAATCCTCCACCTCCCGAAGGGTCGGTTTGACGAAGGCTCCTTCCTTCTCTTTAGAGAAGGAACTACTATGTTTATCCTCTATGTTAATAGCTGGCATTTTTTGCCAGTCAGCCTGGCATTTTTTGCTAGGCAGACTTTCCGTTTTCGGGAGGTTGCTCCGAAGGACACGGGTACGCCCATCGAACGACTCCCTGCGGATGTAGCCCAATTTCAGCAGCTTGGAGACCGATTTCGATACCTTTGACTCTGAGCATTGGCAGAATTCTGCCAGATACTGGTTGGACGCATAGCATCCGTCCTCGTTGTCCAGGGAATCGATTTCGGTCAGGATGATTTTGTCGAGTGGCTCAAGCCGCTTGTCCAGGTAGACATCGGCAGTGATCCACACTCCACGGAATGCGCGTTCCATCCTGGCCTCCATCAGTTGAAGGGAATATCATCGTCGTAGTAGTACGCATCTGCGTACTGCGCCTGTTGCACCTGTTGGCGCTTCGTGAACACAATCTCGTCGGCGATGACCTCGACCTTGGATCGTTTCTCGCCGTTGCGCTCCCATTGGCTCCAGCGCAAGCGCCCGGAGATGCAGACCTTCGTGCCTTTCACGAGGTGTTGCTCCAGGGTCTCCGCACGCCTTCCGAAGATTGAAAAGTCGATGAAGTTCGGATAATCCTCCCACTCGCCCGTCTGCGGATTCTTGCGACGGTCGTTCACCGCCACGGAGCCGCTGAGAATGGCGAGTCCACCAGCGGTGCGCCTCATCACGGAATCCTTCGTCAGATTCCCCGAAATAGTGACTTGATTGATGCTCATCGTTCATCCCTTCCCGACTGTCCCCATTCGCGGGAATACTGCTCCCTGAGGAAGTCGAACCATTTCTTGAATACCATCACGGCCTCGCGTGCGTTCTCATATCCCACGTCTGCATCATGGAATGCACGCATGGCCTGATTCACGGCAGGGTCACCCTTGATGCGGAGAGAAATCTCCGTGGCGGTGCATCCTGCATCCTTCATCGCTTGCACAGCGTCGGCCTTGACGCTGTAGTAGTGGGCTTCGAGCCTGGAGCGTTCCAATCCGCGCTCCTTGCACGCCCTCAGAGCCAAATCCATGGACTCCTTGGCCTCGATGACCTCGCTCCAGAGGTCGAAATCACTGCTCGAACTCATCGGCGATCATCTGCCAGAATTCGAACGAGTCCTCGTACTCAGGACGCATCTTCACGCCCTGGAGGAGAGAATTCGGGTCTCCTGCATGGGAGGATGCCCATGCCTTGATGTTCTTCCATGCCCTCTTGCGCTCTGCCACCATCGCGTCGGCCTGGATGGGCTTGGCCTGTTGCGCGATGGCATTTGAGACTTCTTCAGCGCTAGCCACGGACTCCTCGATGCCGATGCCCAAGAAACCGAGGCAGCGACCGACAGCGGAGGTCTCGCAGTTCTCCACGGCAGAGGTGGAGTTCACGCCACGCCCGTAGACTTCATAGGCATGCCCGGTTGAACGGACACGGCCTGTCTCGTCGATGGCCTTGGCGGTGAAGTCGACGCGCTGACCATCGTCGGCGGTCTTCTCGGTCACCAGAGACCACTCTGGGAACAACTGCCAGAAAGCGTCTACACGTTGCGATACGTCGATGTAATCCTTGCCTCGGATGTTCGTGCGGCGAAGTGTCGCGTTGATTTCTGCCCTATTCATCCTGTCCTCCCATCAGCATGGAGATGGTGGAGCCTTGCAGCTTCGGCTGGAGGTGCTCCAGAATCTGCTCCTCGTTGAAGCTGGTAAAGCGTCCGATGGGCTTGGTGTACTTCACCGAGAAACCCTCGGCGATCTCGCCCGTGGCCTTCACCATTACATCGGTGCCTACCACCTGGAGGGCGTCCTGCCATCCGTCCACAGGCACCTCCACGGCCTTGGTCAGCCCAAGAGCGCGGAGGGTCTTGACGGCCTCCTTATCATCGATGATTACAGGCTCCACCTTCGGAGCGGTGAGGGACAAGACTCCGAGTTTCGTGCCGTCTTCTGCACGGAAGGTGCGACGGTCGGCGGGTGTACCCTCCAGCTCGTGGACGAGCGATTCCTTGGCTTCTTTCATGCGCTTGTCGATGGCCTTGGAGACAGCCATCATCGCGGCGAAGCGTTCGTCATTGGTCAGCATTAGTCCCTCGCTTTCGATGCCATCCACCGCGCTTTGGCGGTGATGTGGTCTCGTGATGTGGGCTTGACTCCGAAATCGCGGAACAGCTCGGCGAACTCGGAGGCGTTCTCTCCGTCCAAATCCTGGACGCGCTGCCATTTGAGGTACTCGCAGAGGCTCCAGTCAGCCATCGCAAGCCACCTGATGATGGCTGGAGTGGTGTTGTTGCCCATGTGGTGCTTTGCGCGGAGTTCGGCGGTAGTGATCATTGAGCGCCCCTTCTCCATCGCCATGGCGTTGGCGGTGCGCAAGACCTTCTGGAAGTTGGTGTCTCCGAACTCGTCGGTAATCTGACACCAGTCACGAGCCTCCAGAGCGTTCGAGAAAGTACCCATTTAGAGCACCTCCTTCGGCTCGCCGATATACACCTCGACGGTGAAGAACATGATGCCGAACACCTTCACGCTCTCGGTGTAACAATTCCTGTAGGTGCTGCGCTCGATGGTCGTGCCAGTCTCTCGCGCTATCTCGCGCAGGGTTGCCGTGTCGACCTGCCATGCAGACCCATAGAAGTCCTGGTCGAGAACTCCACGGAGCGCGACCTCTGCGGAGCTGTAGCGCTCCGCAGCCCTTTGCAGTGCGTTCATGTCGAGCATTAGCACACCACCGCCCTCACGATGAGGAGCACTGCGTATGCTGCTCCGATGAACCCGATGGCTTTAAGCCACATACCCGGGTCTTTGAGTGCTAAAATAAAGGGGTCGTTCTCCGACAGTAGCCCACAGGTTTTCCAGGTCTCGTGGGCTTCTTCATTCTTGGTCATCCTTTTTCTCCTTCCATTTCTCGAAAAGTCGTTGAAGTGCGTCCAACTGCGCCTCGTTCATCGCGCCTCCCTTCCCATCAGCTCGTCCAGCGTCACGCCGTACAGGTCGGCGAGGGCTGCGGCCTTGTCCATGCGCGGGATAATCTTTCCGCGCTCGTAGTTGGACATGGTGAGGCGGGACACGTTGATGGCATCCGCTGCCTCCTCCTGGCTATACGAGGCCATAGCCCGATACCCTCGGAGGCATGCCTTCATGCGCTCGATGTCCAGCGGCATATCGTTCACCCCCTCTCCGTTTTGCTCTAAGTTTCATTACGCCTGTTATTTTATTACTATGCGTTGTAAATTGCAACGATAAGTTATCAGAATGGGAACAGACTAATATTTTTGTTATAATTAATCCACACGAGGAGAGGACTCGCCATGAAGACACGGCTCCAGGAGCTGCGCAAAGGTGCAGGGTATAAATCGGCTAAATCTTTCGCTGAGCATCTAGGCATGAACGTCGGCACCTACACCTCTTACGAGCAGGGGACGCGCCAGATGCCGATGGACGTGGCATGCGACATCTGCGATGCGCTCGGATGCTCGCTCGATGAGCTGGCAGGTCGGACTCCTCGCATCAACTACCACACGATGAGCCTCGAAGGTCTCTCGGAGCAGGGACGCAAGGATGTTGAAGACTTCGCCGAATTCACGCGATTCAAGGAATACTCGAAGAGCAAGGGACAGCAGTGAGGGCGATCATATACGCTAGATACTCCTCCGACCGACAGCGTGAGGAGTCCATCGAAGACCAGGTGAGGGTCTGCTCCGACTGGTGCTCATTGCACGGTCACGAGATAGTTGGAGTCTACTCGGACAAGGCCATGACTGGTCGCACAGACCATCGCCCCCAGTTCCTCCGCATGGTCGAGGAGTGCTCCAAGGCAGAACTGTGCGTGGTCTACAAGATGGACAGGTTCTCACGCGATAAGTACGATGCAGCGGTCTACAAGAGGCGTATGAGGGACAAGGGATGCCGTGTGGTATCAGCCACCGAATCGGTGCCTGACTCCCCAGAGGGTGTCCTGATGGAGTCCCTCCTCGAAGGCATGGCTGCGTATTACTCCGCTAACCTGGCGCAGAACGTGAAGCGGGGCATGGAGGGCAACGCACGGAGGTGCCTCGCGCAGGGATACATGGTGTTCGGGTACGATGTCGGGGACGATGGTCGATATGCAATCAACGAGTCGGAGGCCAGGATAGTCCGCGAGATGTTCCAGCGGTACGCAGACGGGGAGGCTGTCTCCTCGATAAAGCGGGACATGGACTCCAGAGGGGTGAAGTCCCGAAAGACTGGGAGGGTGCTGGCGGATTCAACCATCCGAGGGATACTGCAATCGGAGAAGTACGTCGGGGTGTATTCCTGGGGAGACATCCGCATCCCCGGAGGCATGCCCAGAATCATAGACGATGGATTGTGGGAGAAGGCTCGCAAGCGCGTGCCTCTCCCCCGTGGGATGGCTGTCGGCAAGAAGGAGAAGTACTGGCTGGCTGGCAAGGTGTACTGCGGGGAGTGCGGCGAGCCTCTGCACGGAGCGTCCGCGCACTCGAAGGGTCGGGTGTATCGGTACTACGGCTCCCGCAAGGGATGCCCCAGGGTCTCCGCGCAACTGCTGGAGAAGAGGTGCGCCGAGTCCGTGGAGCGTCTTGTGAGAGACCCAGAGCGATTGTCCGACGTTGCCCAGGCTTTGGCCGATCACATGAACTCGAAGATTGACCTATCGGCGATAGATGACCTGGAGGCCAGGATTTCCGATGCGGAGGCGAGGAGGGAGAGGCTCCTGGATGCCGTGTCCGAGGGTCTGCCCTACTCCCAGGTCTCAGACAGGCTCTCTTCGCTGTCAGACGAGCTGGCCTCCATGCGCCGCGCCCTGGAGTCCATGAAGAGGGACGTTGCAACGACAGACCCCGACGAGGTGATGGCGTTCCTCCAGGATGTCACCACGGAGCTGCCGTGGGAGGAGACCCTCCAGGCGTTCGTCTCTCGCGTGGAAATCTACGACGGATACGCCATCGCGGAATTCTCGTACACCAAAAACGGAAAGTCCCCCAGGGAGCGGATACCCCTGGAGGACGTTTCGTATGATTCTCGATTGGTGGACTCTCCCGCGAGCTGTACGAAACCGATAGTAATCGGCCTCCGAGTCTTCCTCGTGGTGCCTCTCGCGGCCTAGCCTTCTGCGTAGAGCATCACAGACGCGACACTCACGTACCACTCCGACCCAATCAGCTCGGCGGGGATAGAACCGCGCTTGATGCGCCCGTGCATGCTCTGTCGGGTGATTCCCGCCAGGGCTGCGGCCTCGCTCATGGGGAGCAGCTCTGAACTCTCTCCGTTGACGAGGCATCCCTGGAGGTAGTCGTGCGCCACGTCGGGAGAGATGAGCGTGCATCGGTAGAAGTTCATCTGCCCGATTTCGCCTGGTTCGCCAGCCAGGTCGTACCCTGCGGCACGCCTCGCCGCGACCTCCTGCGCCCTGGCCTTGTCGGTGGTGACCATGAGGCGGTTCACGCGCCCTGGCCTCTTGCCGTCCGCGCAGACCAGGCAGTCCACTGCGTACCAGTCGCGGAGCGATTCGCACTCCCAGTTCTTCAGGGCTTCTTCTGCGGTCATGCTCATGTTCATTGTCCTATCCTTTCCGTGTTCTATCGGACGGTGAATCCAAGAGGCTGGCGCGCCATGCGAACCAGCTCGTCCAGGCTGAAGCCGTTCGCCTTCGCCACCCACTCCCACGAGGTATCCCCGCATCCGTCCAGGGTCGTGGAGGGCGTGAATGCGTTGCGCCCGCTGCGCTCGCGCTCCATGCGCTTGGCCTCTGCCTTGGCATCCTTGGCGGTCTCGGCCTGGATGTCCGCGCAGCGGAGGATGTGGTGACCGTTGGCCTTGACGATGTAGAAAACGCTGTAAGTCTTCATTGCTCGTGTCCTTTCCATGCCGATGCCTTAGTACTCGCCGTCTGCCACCATGTCCAGGGCTTCGAGCGTGTGGGCGAGGTCGAACTCCCACAGGATGTCGAGTCGGTTCTCGTAGAAGAAGTCATCGCCGTCCGCGCCCTTCTTCACAGCCCACTCCTCGATTTCGGAGCTGAGACGCGCCACCTGGTCGAGAGCGCGGGCGAGCTGGCGTGCTTTGTTCTGAATGGTCTTGGGAGCGGTCATGGTAAGTGTCCTTTCCTCGTTATCGCGGATGGTGTGCGCGTTGACCAGCCGCGCCCCTGGTGCGTATCTAGCAGCCGTACAGCTCGGTCTGGCCTTCGCCGTTGATGCCGTACAGTCGGACGTTGCGCCCCACATAGGCCATATAGTTGCCAGCCTTGTAGGCGCGTCCAAAGGTCTTGTAATACTTCGACTCCAGGGTGTCCTGGTCTTCGATGACGAACAGCCAATAGATGGCGTTCATCTCTTTGGCCTCGGCCTTCTTCGCTTCGCTGAGTTTCATTTCGGCTCCTCTCGGTCGTTCCCTCTTGACACCTGTCATTATACGCTCATGTACTTACACATGTCAATACTTATTTAGAGAAACATCCCATGAAACGAAAAAAATCCCTCCCCCGAAGGGGAGGGTGTACATATATTAGATTAGTTCGATTTGGATGGCTTCCAACCGCTTGGATTGGCCTGTGGTTCCTGCCGTGTCCCCATCGTTGCACCAGCCCTGCCAGCCTATCCCTTCCACATGCGCCCTGTATCTCAGGGTCTTGCCCGTGGGATTCTCTGTCACATGGATGCGGATGGCCTCGATGCGCCTGGACTCCCCTTCGGTTCCCATCACTGGGTCGTAGGAGCCTCGTTTCACGCCCTTCCACGTCTTCCAGCCGATTCCCTGCATGTGGATTTCCACATCCAAGGAAACACCCTCGGGAGGGGTCATCTTGACGGCCTCCACACGGAGAGCGCATCCAGTGGTTCCTGCGATCTGCCCGTCATGCACCGGGGACAGCCATCCGAGGTTCTGCGCGTGGACTCGATACCACATGCCCAAATCGTTCACGGGTTTCCCTGGCTTCTGCTCCGCATCGGTCGTGATGGCGGTCTTCAGAGCGTTCCATCGGCTGTTGACCGTGTAATATCGTGGGCAGTTCTTGCCAGTCACATCGTAGTGCCTACAGACACGTGAGGCGGGGATGCTGTACTTCGCCATCAGGTACAAGACCAGCCATTTCAGGGTCTTGATTTCCTTGCTCGTGAACTCGCCCGATTCGGTCTCGCACACCTCGATGGAGATGCTGTTGAAGTTGGTGCAGCCGTTCCGTGAGTCGTTGTCTCCCACAGCCCATGCGCTGTCGGTGTCTCGGACGCACTGCCAGATGGTGTCCCCATCGTCGATGAAGTAATGCGCGGAGGCTTGGCGGTTGACGGTTTTGAAATAGACCGTGTTGTTGTATGCGGTGCCTTCCCTGCTGGTGGAGTTGGCGGTGTTGTGGATGACAATCCATGAGGGCTTCGTGCCACGAGACCAGTAGTTCACCAGGGTGAGGTTCTGCTTAATCGTCGGCATCTTCTACCACCTGCCTGTTCTGCTGGAGCAACTTGAAGATGGGGCTATCTGCCAGCTCTGGATTCATTCGGGAGAAAATCTCCAATAGACTGCCAATCTCCATCAATGCGATGTACACGCAAATGGCAGTGAAACATGGAGCGGAGTAGCCTAAATCGACTCCCCCGATGATCGTGCCGTCGATGACCACACCGACCAGACAGAATCCCAGCTCTGAGCACTTATGCCCGATTCCTTCGCGCATCTTCGAGCTGGAGAACTCGTGGTTCGCTATGGCGTTCGCCACGCCGAAAATCCAGTCCAGGAGGATGAGCAGGAGGACAGCCATCAATGCCACCTGCGCTGTCTGGTTGTCGCGTATCACCCCCAGGAAGACATCAATCCATATCGGTGCCGTTTCCATTTCTACCTCCTTATTCGGAATAAACGATAATATATCTGTACGTGATGTTTGCCATGAAGCCATAGCTGGTCGAGGCGATAAACACGCTCATTGTCCCGTTCGACCTGAAGCGCAGGCATGTCGTAGAGTTTGCGACGGCGCTTGACGAGCTGAATATGTTTGCAGTCTGGCTCGCGCCGTTAGTGAACGAGGTCGCGGAACTGGCAGAGTTTTTATAGCGAGACTGAACAGTTGCTTGATTCGCCTCGCCGCTAGTCGCATATGTCGGTGCTTGCTCGGTGTAGCTCTTCGTCATGGTGTACATGCCTGCTGCATAACGTTGGATTGTGTCGTAAAACGCCGTGTTGCCGATAAGGCCGCCGTCAGGCCAAACGATGCAAGCTATGGGGTAGCCGTTGCCAGTGTAGCCTGGGTCAACGCTCATAGCCGCGCCCGTGGTCGTGCCAACGAAGGTGCCTTGCACGATATTCGTAGCGCCGCCGCCAGTCGGAACATTCACGACAGCACTGGCGTAAGAGGTCACGTCGTAGGTATCGTTCTCCGTGATGGAGATAGAACCTGACGGGGTGATGCCAGTCGGAATGCTGGAAACCGCAGTTGCCATTTCCTCTGGCGTGTATTCATCCGAGCTGGACAGCTTGCTGCGGATGGCGTTCGCTATTCCAGTAAGCAGCGATTCGGTTATGATTGCTCTGCTCATTAGTAGCTCGTTTCATCCGCGATGTTGAGCGTCTCGCCAGTTCCCCATGTGCCTATTGCATAATGGTGAATCCGAAACGCCTTGGAGCTGGTGAGCGCAGCGCCGCGCATAAGGTAGAAGTCAGGCGCGTTGGTGGTTGTAGCGACCTTCTGCGGAGCGACCCATGCCATATCGCCCGCATTGCCCTCAAGTCCTTGGAAGCAATGGTAGATGGAGGCGAACGTCTGAGGCCACGCCGTGCCAGCGATGCCTGATGTTCGGTACATGCTGCCCCAGCTCGTGTTGATAGTGCCTGTGTAGGTCTGCACCACCCAGCACTCCATCCGTCCGCTAGACCACTTGCGATAGCCGCTGGTCGAGTTGCCGTCCTGCTCGATGATGTAGTCAACCGCTGGATTGCTGCCGCCTCCGCCCCCGATGACGATGTTCCCTGAGCCAAGCAGCGACTCGTTATTTATTGTCTTGATGTTCGTGCCGCTAACGAGCGCGTCCTGCTTGCCAGACACGAGGGCTTTCACCTTCGCCCATAGCTCGGTGAGCGCGGCAGTTCCCGCAAAGGGTGTGCTCATGCCAGCTCCTTACACGCAGATCGCATCGACTTCTGCCACCGTCATGGCGACCAGTTCCGATTTCGCCCAGTAACCAGAGAGATCCACGGCAGTCGTGCCGATCTTCTCGAAGGCGTTGGATACCCAGATGTACTCGTCGTACACGTTGGGAGCCGTGCCGCTGTTGGAAACCAGGTAGATAACGCCCGCGCTGCCAGAAGCAGGAAGGCTCTGGACGATTTCGTAGGTGATGCCCTGGATTCCTGCGATGGCGTTGCCGATGGCGGTGTCCACGTAGCTCTTGCGGGTAAGGGTGTCGTTGTCGGCGGGGTCGGTCGCGTACTTCGGGGCGCCGGTGAAGGTGCCGCCCGATTTCGGCATGGCGGCGTCGGCTTTGTTATAGGCCTGGTACTGGAGATAGCCAGAACCCACATGTACCCACTGAGTACCGTTGTATGTGAACAGGATGGTTTCGTAGGCTCCCCAAGAGTTGTAGGTGGTGCCATTGCCGCCAAGATGCTCCGAAACGTTGCGAGGGATGACGACCTGCTTCGCTTCCGTGGAGTTGACGTTGAGGGTCGGGTTACTCGCAGAGTTGCCGTAGATGAAGGTAACGGCGACAACGGTGCCTGTTTCGAGTACGAACTGCGACGCGGCATCTGTGATTGTCGCGGCGACCTTCGCTGCCGTGCTCGCTGCTGTGTTGCAAACCGCGTGCCAGATGGTGCTATTATGGTTTGCTAACCTCTGAACCTGGAGTACAGCCGAAGTCGAAGCCCTGCTTGTATCCGTGGGATGCACATGGTCGGCTCGGGCGTAGTCCGTGCTGCTGCCTGCGGCTGCGGTGCCGTCCATGGCCGGAGTGGTAGACGAAGGTGATGGAACGTCTGCTGACGTTATGAAGCCGCTGTCGTTGGTCAGATCGCTCGTGGAATCGGGGATGGTCGGCTTGTTCTTGATGTAAGCGTCGCTAGACGTGCTGGTAACATTCCAGTCGCTCTGCACGTTGGCCTCGGCTCCGCTCGCGATTCCTGCCAGCTTGCTCTTCTCAGCAGAGGTCATAAGCCCTGCCTTGCCAGCCGTAGCCCCAGCAAGGGGCAGCGTCACGGTGTTGAGCGTGCTGGGAGTCCCCTCGCCGTTGTTGAGCTTGATGTCGATGGAATCCGAGCCGACGTTGATTGCGAGTGCGTGTCCGAAGTAGCCCTTGATTTTGGCCCAGACCTCCGCCAAGCCCGTGTTGTCGAGATAAGCCATTCTTCCGTCCTTTCTTCTGTAGTGCTAAACCAGGATGGCCTGTATATCCGCGTAAGACATGGTGTCAACGACGGGAACGTAATCGTCCAGCGCGTCCGATAGAACCTGCGTGGTCACGTCCGCACTTATCACGTTGCCGCTTATCGAGATGCCGTCACCCGCCGTGTACGTGCCGCTCGAAGAATCAAGCTCCGTCTTGGTCGAGTAGCCAACAACCCGGTAGATGAGCATTCGTCCCTCGCCCGACTGGTTGCCGCCGATGGAGCCGTCCGAGAGGTACATGTTCGCGTACCTGCCGTTGTAGTTCGGGGTGACGGTGTTTCCCGAGAGCGTCCACACCGACGTGTTGATCTGGATGATGGTGCCCGCGCTGGCCACGGGCGCGTAGGACTGGGAGAGCACCACGCGCTTGCCGTTCGGGCTGTACACGGTCTGCGACTGGTATCCGCCGTAATTGCCGTCCAGCTTGCCGTACATGATGGTCACGCGGTCGAAGTCGGCGAAGTCGTAGTCGCCGATCGTGAACGCCGAGTTGGTTCCGTTAGCGGACTCGAACAGCACCGTCCCCCTGGCCCCCAGGAGGTCTTGGATGAAGCCGTCCATGGTCTTGTTGTACGTTGAATTTTCGCCAGTGATGTAGATATTGCCGCCCGAAATCTCAACGTTGCTGGCGTGGTTTGCTGGCGTGCCATCGTCAAGCCACGTGTAAACGCCAACATGCGCGGCAGGGATGCCGTCAGCTTGCACGGCTGCGTTAGCCGCTTCGATGTAAACGGTGCATCCGTCGTTTTCGTCAAGCGTCCACCTGTGTTCTTCAGAATTAGCATATATATATGCAAAATTCCCTGAACCTGATTCGTAGCTGTGGGATTCTACCTTCCAGCCCTGCGTGGTAGCCCAATTGACCCAATGATTGAAATCCGAAGCTGTAGACTCAATCAGAGAATACGGCATCAGGATTTGCGCAGTTCCGCCGCCAAGAAGGACAACAGAACCTGTGAAATATGCAAACTCGTTTCCCTGTTCGTCGTAAAGGTGCAAGCCGTCTGCATCGAACGATGCTAGAACGTCCGTGCCTGAACGAATATCCAACGAATTAGAATCAATCAGCACGTTTTGACCTGTGGTAGCGTCACCCTCGACCGTTGCCACGTGTGCGCCCGCTGTGTCGTGCCAGAAGTAATTGGTTACGCTGTCCACCTTATCGCCCATTGCATCGCCCCAGCCAGCGGCCACGGCATCCACCGGGGATGTGCCTGAGACGGTTACCATCACCTGGTCACCCTCCAGGATTCTCGCTCCAGTGGGAACGTCTATCTCCGCATCCACGCCTCCAGCCTCGCCATCGAGCACGATGGTCACGGTGCCAGACTCGGAGTCGGACACTGCATGACCGTAGGCTGTGGTCACGATGGGAGCGCCTCCCATGCCCTGGGACACGACATCGCGTGGCCTGGGGAACAATGCCCTTGCCAGCTCGTTGTCGCTCATGCTCATGCCCATCCCCCTTTCAGGTCTAGCTGCCATGTCCATTTCTTCAGGTCGAGTGTCGCGGATGCCACCTGCCATCTCCTGGTCTCGCCGTTATGGGTGAGACGCTCCACCATGCCCTCCCTGATGGGTCGGTACATCAGGGAGTGGGAGCACCTCATGTCCAGGATGGACTCGGAGTCAAGACGCTGTTTAGCTTTCTGCCGCAACTCCTCGATAGAGGATGGAGCGTCGTGCAGCTCTTCGTAGAGGTCGACGGAGTATCCCCTGGCCTCCGTGCTGTAGGGTGAGCCTTTAGGCACCTCTGCCACAGCGGTCATGACGGAGCCTTTCCGCTCCGCTGCCAAAATGACTCGTGAGGGTCGGGTCAGGCCATCGTCGGTGATTTCTGGCCTACCTATCACCATCGTCCTGGGGTCGGAGGTGTCCTCCTCCCAGTCTGGGGTAGCGAGTGAAGGCTGGGAGTAGCGTTGGACTAGAACAGTCCCATCGTTCGCAACGGTCACTCGGTTGTCGGACTCTGAGCAGATGCGGAAAATCACCGACAGTTTCGGAGTCCCCTCTGCCTCGTGGAGACCGTTGGCATAGATGCGGTCATATGCGTCCACGGAGTAAGGTCGGGAGGACGCTTTGAGGATTCCCTCCAGCATGGAGACGGCCTTGGCATCCTTGCCGATGGTGTAGCCCGTGGGAAACGCCTCGTTGTCCAATGCCCTCAGAGCGGAGGCGATGTGGTAGGTAGTGACTTCGCCCGGGTCTTTCTCGATGACATGACCAGTGAAGAGGATTTCCGTGAGCAGCTCCCCCGTGTAGTCGGAGACCGTGTGGATGAGCCTCAGAGCGGACGAGCCGTCCCACGGGTCACCCACGCACGAGACCTGAGCACTTCCACGGGTGTCGGAGTAGTAGTCCCAATCGACCTTTCCGCCAGTGACCCCTCCCATCTCGCCTCGGATGTCAGTGAGGTTGGTGGGGTCTACCATCTGCACAGAGAGAGAATGGTAGAGGTCTCCCCTCGTCCAGTCCATCACCACACCTCCTCGGTGAGCGTTATCCTAACGTCGGATGCGTTGGATGCCGACAGGTCGGGAGTCGCGGAGGTCACCATGGCTTGCGACCAATATCCCATCGGCGTGCGGTAGTACACATGCCCTGCGTGGGATGCCCAATCCATGGCCTCCAGGTCTGTCCCCAGGGTCTCGCCGAACAGCGTGCCAGAGATAGTCCAATCGGCCTTGGTCACGTTGCCAGCGATGTTGACAGGTCTCTCCCGACCGTATGTCTCCTCCGTTGAATAGGAGCGTTTGTAGGTCGGGGCGAAGGTCGGAGGCGCTCCAGCCTGTCCCCTGATGATGAGGTCGCGGGTCATGTCCTGGGAGGTGATGTGGTATCCATCGGCTGGAATCGCGGGGAAAACCTGGGTGACGGAACCCCATGATGAGCCGTTATCGTCCACAGCGTAGACAGACCAAGGCACTCCGATTGGAGGTGCCACCTTCCACGGACTCTTCCCAGCGAGAGGCACGAGCCTGTCTCCGTGTCCCCTGGGGATGATGAGATAGGCCAGCGCGTCCTGGTTGGACGAAGTGATCGTGGCGATGGAGCCTGTCACCGATGCTGTGAGCGTGATGTCCAAACTGAATCCAGAGGCGTAGGCCACCGACAGGGATTGGCTCACTCGCACGCTCAATCCGTCTGTGGTGACCATGGAGAAGGTGATGTCCAGAGTCTCGCCCTGCGTCGGCGCATGGTCGAGGGACTCCACGGGGATGAGGTGGGAGTCCACCGCCTCTCCGTAAGTCCTGACCTTGCCGAACAAATCGGACTCGATGGAGACCGTGGAGGCGCTCCTCGTGCAGTCGGTTGCCCATGCGATGGTCAAGCCGTCAGCCGAAAGCGTGGCGGTGATGGACGAGACGGTCACGGGTCTCACTGTTACCATCTCCCACATCTGGGAGTTGCCGTGCGCGGAGGTGGTGGAGCCGTAGCCCCATGAAGAACTCCACGCCCTGGCCTCGAACTGCACATCCGTGCGGTCGTAGGTGGAGCCGTTGGCTATCAGTGCTCCGTATGGAGACCACAACAATCCTTCGTCCTCGGTGGCGGTGACGTTGGACTCTCCCACCGCTCCGAATCCGTCGAAGCCAGTGGTGCCGTCTTTAATCGACATCCAGTCCGACCAGTCGGATAGAGCGTCCTCGGATTGTTCGCGGTTGCGCGTCCTGTATCTCACCTGGAATTGGCGCTCGTTCCCGCACAGCCATGCGGGGTAAAGGGTGCCCGATGCGATGGCGCACACTCCAGAGAGAGGGATGTGCGTGGTGCCTCCAGTGCCTCCAGACGGTGTGGGTAGCACGGTCTGCTCGTTGCCCGTGCCGCCGATGGCGTTCCACTCGGTGGGGATAAGTGCGAAGGTCTGCGAGGGATGACCTGCGACCTTAGTCCAAATCTGGATATTGGAGCGGATGTACGAACCATCGCCCTGGACATCCATGCATCGAGGGGTTGAGGTTGAGCCGCCGAATGCCACGAACTGGTAGGTCTCGTAGTTGGTGCCGTTGACCTCCTGCGTGCCTACGTATTCGGCCTTCCACCTCTGAGCGGTCGATTGGTTCCCCGTGTACATGGAGACGTTGGCTCCGTTCTCGTCGACGGCCTTGAAAATCTCAGCAGCCTTGCCAGTCTCAGCGTCGGTCATGTACCAGACTCCAGAGGTGCCTGATGCGACGAACTTCCATTTCTGGGAGTTGCTGCCGTTTCGTGACCACAGGCGGACGTTGGCCTTGTTCGCCGTGCTGTTGCCAGCGACCTCGACAGCCAGAGTCACATCCTCGACGGGGAGGATTTCATAGGTAGTATTCGCATTGATAGCCATTACATCCTCGCAATCCTCATCGCGTCAATCAGGAAATTCTTCGTGGATTCCCTCATGGCCTCGTCATCGTTGATTCGAGCGTTATCGATGTAGATGGAGACCGATTTCGCGCCCATGTTCTCGGCGATCGCGTCCGCGAATGGCTGGAGGTAGCGCTGGTTCGTGAGAGGCACCACGGCCTCCGCGCCCTTCTCGCCCACACCGATGAGGGATGCCCCATCGAAGATGCCGCCCTTGGCGTACCACTCGATGCTCGGGAGAGGCAGGGTCAACCCACCAGACGAGGTGCTCCCCCATGTCACATGGGGCTGGGGGAATCGGATGGAGCCGATGGCGTTGGTAATCTTCTGACCTAGTCCAGAGAAGAAGGAGCGGATGCGCTCGGGGATGCTCTTGACAACGGACACCACGCGCTCGAATACCTCGGAGACTTTCGACGGGAGGCTTTGGATGCCCGTGATGAGACCTTGGAATGCGCTGGAGATGTCCGAGGTGATGCCTTGGAAGAAATCACCGATGGGACTCCATGCGGTCTCGATGGCTCCAGCGACAGTGGAGAAGATGCCGCCCACGGTGGAGAGGACAGCTCCGACTCCCTGCAATGCCACGGAGACGATGTTGATGGCGGTTGCGAGGACGTTTACGAAGAACCCGGCGATGGGAGAGATTATCCCCCATGTGACCTGGAATGCCTGACCAGCGAATGCCACGACTCCAGCCAATGCCTCGAATGCCCCAGACACCACGGGGAGGATGGAAGACCCTGCCTCCTGCATGGCCTCCATGAGAGGCTCCAAAACTGGCATCACCGTTTCAGAGATGGTGCCAGCCACCTCCATCAGCGTGGTGCGGAGAGGCTCGGATGCCTCCCAGACGAACTCCATCGCGGATGCCAGCATGTCCATGCCGACTCCTGCTGCGGCGAAGACCCCAGAGGCCAGAGGCTCCAATGCAGCCGATACGCTGTTCTTTATAAGCTGCCACTGTTCAGGCCAACTAGCCGTGGCCTCGTAGGTGTCCGAGATCGACCCAGACGCTCCCAGGGCTGAATCGGAGATGGCATCGAGCGACACAGCCCCAGATTCGAGAGCGGTCAGGAACTGGTTGGCGTTCTTGGTGCCGAAGAGTGAGGTGGCTAATTCGAGAGCCGCAGCCCTGTCCCCTGCCTCCAACAGGTCGTTCATGTCCCCGATGCAGCGTCTGAAGGTCTCGGAGGCATCCTCCCCAGGCTCGGAGAGGTTGACCAGGGCTTTCGAGAGACTGCCCATGGTGGCGGATGAATTCAGGCCAGCCTTGTCCAAGAGGCCAGCCATGTTAGCCGCTTCTTCAAACGTGAATCCGAGGGCTTGGAGCGCGGGTGCGCTGCTCTGCATGATGCTGGTCAACTGGTCGAATCCGATGCCCGTGGCCTGGGACACACCCCACAGATAGTCCATCTGCGCGGTCATCTCTTCGGCTCCAGTCCCCCAGACGTTGAACATCGTAGCCATCTGGTCGTAGTTGATGCCGCCCGTGATTTCGTTGAGTTGGGCTGCTGCTATCCCAACGGCCTCCAGGTCTTCGCCCGTCAATCCCAATCGGGTGTTGAAGTCCTGGACGATGTCTCCAGCCGTTCCGAAATCGGTGGAGACGGTGGTGGCGATGGCGGTGGCGTTGTCCTTCAACTCTCCCAGGGCTTCGCCTGATGCTCCAGTGCCGATGACGATGGTGTCGGTCATCTGGTCGAATTCAGCGCCTATCTCCTGGAGGATGGCGAGTGCTTCGGCTGCGATGGCTGCGACGGCTCCGAGGATGGCTAACTTGCCAGCGCCGCTCATGAAAGCCTCCATGCCTCCAGAGAGGGCTGCGCCCATGTCTCCGCCAGCGCCCATGAGGTCACCGAAGGTCGACTGAAGCGTGGACATGAGGGAGTTGCCAGCGGCCTGGCCTCCCTTGTCTCCAGCACTTTCGGACGCAGGGACAATCATATCCGTGATGGACTCCTGCGCCCCTTGCGTCGTAGGGATGATGGTCACGAATGCGCGAGCGACCTCGACTCCTCCAGCCATCACGCCTCCTTTTTATCGTAGTACCAATCCCTGATTTTGCTCGCAGGGATGGGGTCTTTTCCAAATCGCTTGGTCTCCTTATCCCCTGTCTCCCACGGTCGGGGATAGGGTTTGGGAGTCTTGATTTTCGAACCAGGCTTGGTGGTCAGAATCGCGTTGGTAATCTGCAATGCGTCCACCAGGTCGGCGATGATAGAAGCTGTGCGCCTACCAGAGACCCACTCCACCTTCTCCACGTCCTCGGGATGCGTTGCCCGATAGGTGGCGGAGTCGATGGGCAGATGGCGCACGAAATGGAGGAGAGACCTCCAGTCCAGTCTCCCAGATTCGAGGTCTCTCAGCGTCCATCTTGTCCTCGTGATGAGGTCGTAGTCTATCGCCCCTCCGTGCTGTTCTACGAGCGCGGCGAGGCTGAGGATTCCCCCATGTCGACCCCATCCCCGGTGGATGCCTTCTTCCACGCCTCGAAAAGCGCGGATGCAGCGCCCATCGTGAAGAGCGGGTCTTGCTGGATTTCGGGGCAGAACTCGTCGATGAGCGCGAAGGCGAAGGACTCCTCCTTCTTCTCGGTCATCATGGTTCGCAGAAACGAGAAGGGCAGATACGTAAGCAATGGCAAGGAGTAAACAGTGCCGCCCTCCTCAAGCGAGAAGTCGAAGGTCTTCGGTTGCGCGTAATCGATGAGTTGAGCCATTTTCAGTCCTTAGTCGGCGTAGATGTAGATGGGATTGCCCGATGCGTCGGCGGATGCATCGAAGTGCACAGGCCAGGTCAGGATGGCACCCTTGCGGAACTCGATGTTACCGTTAGGCACGACCTGGGCATTCGGGAGCACGACGCGAATCTTCTTGGTGCCGTCCTTCATGTTGAAGGCGAAAGCCTTATTCGCGGGGAGGAAGGCTCCCACCTTGCATACGATCTTGTCTTGGGTGACCGTCACATTCTCCTCGCCGAAGACGGTCTTCAGCGTCTCCTCGTTGGTGGTGACGAAGGTGGCATCGATGCCGCCCTCGAAAGAGGTCAGCAGCGTGCGGATGGTGGAGAGATTCCAGTTCTTCACGCTTTCGGTGCCGTAAGAGGTGGTCACCGCGATGCCGTCCTCGGAGATGTCTCCGCAGTCAGTCCAGCCCGTCCCCAATGCGGTGGACGCATCGGTGGGCATCGTCGCGGTGGTGTCGGCGGTGCAGACGAATCCCGTGGCGAGCGAGATGTCGGGAGCGCCTACCAACACAGCGGTGGTGTCGATCATGTCGACCTCCTTCTATTAATTGTTTCTGTCGGCGATGCGAGCGCCGATGACCACGGCGAAGGTAGCCCTCGGGAGGGACTCATGCCGTGGGTCTGGGTTGTTGTAGGGTAATGCGTTGACCTCGACGGAGTAGGCCAATCCGTCCTCCTCCATCCTCATCACTGCGTCCAGAGCCTGGGATGCCAGCAATTGAGCGCCAGCCCATGAGTCAGACCAGCAGTCGATTGAGACGGAGTGGCGGTCGTACACCACCCCATCCCTCGTCCCCCCAGTCCGAGTGGGCATGACCCACGGGGAGGACAGGTCGGATGGGATGGGAGGTGCGCCCGATGGGATGTTGTGAGCGTTGAGCTGCCTCTGCACGAGGTCTTCGATGTCTTGGGGAGCGTATGTCATACTAATGCACCGCCGTACTCAATGCCTTGTCGACTGCTTCAGCGACCATCGCCTCGTAATCGTCGGCAGCGACGATGCCGATGTAGCGTCCTCCGCCATACCCGCCTTGGAATCCGTCGACCTTCCACTCCCCTCCATGCGCGGAGGCGTTGGAGGCTATCTGGTTGGCGGCATCGTCCACGACTCCAGCCGTGCCAGAGCCTGAGAGGATTTCGCGGAATCCATCGCTGATGAACTCGATTCTGACCTTCTTCGCCATCTAGCCCTCCCATCGCACGAGGTCGAGCTGGATGTGGGACACAGCCCCGGTCGGGGATGCCCACACCCTCGGCTCGCCGTCGATGTCGTAGGTCTGCCCCTGCCACTGGATGCGGTCGGTCAGTCGGACATCCGTCGAAGGCGGGACATATGCAGTCCACCTCACATCGGAGTTGGCATCGCGCTCGTAGTCGCGGGAGCCGCCAGACGGCTGGACTGAGCAGCCATGGATGGAGAGGGGTGTGGGTGCGCTCCAGTCCAGCGCGTCGGTGCCTCGGATGGTCGTGACGGATGGTCGCAGGATGGTGATGGTGTCCCTTGCGAACGATGGCAGCATGGCTACCACGCCCCTGCTGGGAGCTTGTAGGGGTCGAGAGCCGCCCTCATGGACTCGGTGAGGGAGAGCGAGCCTCCCTGGCCAGACGAGTCTTTATTGTACGAGATGCTCACGCCACCAGCAGACTCCTGGGACACGCCCATGGGCGAGAGGGAGTTGGCGGTGAGCTGGACGCACACTCGGGACAGATCTGGAGCCTCGGGGATGCCAGCCGAATAATCGACCGTGATGCCTCCCCATTTCGTTGTCCAATGTCCGCAGGTCTTGCGGATGAGACCTTCCCTTCGGCACTCGAAGTCGGTGCCGTTCTCCAGCTCGATGCCGTTCTCGGCCACTGCGACCGAATCGTCCTCAACACGGAGAGCGGGGAGCCTCAGCACAGCGGAGCGTGCGGTCATGACGGCCTCGCACTCCACCACTGGCGACACGTGCCATCCGCAGTAGGTGCGCACGAGGCTCGACGCTGCGGAGAGCGCGGCCTCTATCTGCTCGTCGGAGGCTGCGCTGCCTGAGAGTGCGCGGTAGGTCTCGACATCCACCAGAGGCTCCAGGTTTTCGGCATCGTAACCCCAAGGAGTGGGAGTCAGAGCCATTACTCCTCCTTGGTCTGGGTCTTGCGAGCCTTGTTGCGCGGGGCTGCCTTCTTAGCAGCAGGTTTCTCGACGGGGACGGCATCCTTCGGAGCGTCCTTCTCGTCGAAACGCCACCTCTTCCCGCGCCAGATGTACTCTTTCAGCATTGCAGCCTCCTTTTGGTGACTAATCGCCCTGCTGAATGCTGCCCAGGACGAAGGCTGCGGGGTAGCGAACGGCAAGGGTCAGGCGGGACTCGCAGCGGATGGTGACGATGTTCTTCTGGAAGTCCTTATCGTCGCTGTTGGTCATCTCGATGCGGGTGCCAGCCTTCTCGACCACGGACGCGCCAAGACGGAAAGCGCCGACGATGAAGGTGCCCTTGGCGATGTTCGCCGTAACGACGGGGATGCCCCAGATGGTCGGAGTCGCGGATGCGGCGAAGTAGCCGCCGCCGTAGTAGCGCTGCTCGCCGTCCTTGCCCAAAGCCAGAATCTGGTAGTCGGCGGGATTCATGACCACGGCATCGGCGGCGAAGCCAGTGGCGGTCTGGACGTTGGAGATGCACTCGAAGATGGCATCGGCGAGCTGCACTGCGGTGGGATTCTGCGCAACTGGCATGCTCTGGGTGCCAGAGGTGTTGCTCAGCTCCTCGATGACGTAATTCTGGCGAGCCATGTCGTGCAGGTATACGAGGCGGTTCTCGATGACGGAGACCAGACGGGGCATATCCTCCAGCAGCTCGTCGGACTCCTTCACGAATGCCGCGATCTTCTGCAAAGAAACGGTCTTCGGGGTCGGGTCGGTGAAATGCACCTGGGTCTTGGTAGCGGCCTCGTCGACATTGAAGTCGCCACTGAACTCGGCAGCGCCCTCGACGTAGAAGGTCAGGGCGTTGCCGGAGATGGTCTCGCGTCCGAACAGGTTGATGACGCGCGGCTCTGGGTAGTGAGCCTCGACGATGTTCGGGTCGTAGTAGGTGGTCAGGCCAGCCATGCCCTCGGGCAGGGTCTGCGGGTCGGTAGCGGCCTTGTACTCGGCGGCGAGGTTCACGCGCTCGCCCTGGCGCGCCTTGCCGTCGAAGGATTTTACGGCGAATTCTCCCAGGTTCTTCATGGGCTTCTCCTCTTTCTCGGGGTCTTCGTTGATTTGCTGCTCTGCGGAGAGCGCGGAGAGGATGGCCTGGGCTTTCGCGGCCTCGGCGATGCTATCCTGGATTGCGTCGATGGCCTCGGCGATTTCTGCGGCCTCCTTGATGGCCTTCTCATCGCCAGCCTCGATGCCCTCCTTCAGAGCGAGCAGCGCGGATTGCTTCTCCGCGAGCTGTTCTTTGAGGTTCATCAGTTTTCCTCTTTCAGTCGGTTGATACGTTCCAAGAGCGCCTTGGCTTTCCGATTCAGCTCCTCGTCGTTGGCCTTGCTAGGCTCCTCCGACTTGGCCTCCTCTTCAGGCTCGGTCTGCTCCTCCTCCAGCTCCCCCAGCACTCGCTGGAGCAGCCTGATGGCTTCTCGGATGTCGGCTTCATCTGCCTTGCTGTTACGCTTGCCAGACTTCATGGATTTGATTTCCACCACTTCGGCATGCTGGTTCGCGGGAATCTGGACGAGGGAGATTTCGTAGATGTCCAATTCCCTCAACTCGTTGGCCTTGCGCCCGTCCTCCAGGGTCACTTCTCCCCAGTCCAGCGTGTCGTACGCGAATGAGAACTGGAACAATCGCCCTTCCTTGACCAGCTTGCGGACGTATTGGGCTTTCGGGTTGTCGGGGTCGAAGTCGGCCTCGATGTAGAGTCCCCTATCGTCCTCCTTGAAGACGGTCACGGCTCCGATGTTGTACTCTGGGTCTTCGGTGTTGTGACCGTAGAGCAGAGGGATGGGCTTGCCCAATTCCTTCCATCGCTCGATGGTCTTCGTGAATGCGCCCTTTGCAACTACATCGCCGTAGCTGTCTGGGTCGCGGTCGAAAGTGGAGGCGTAGCCCTTCACGGAGCCGCCATCCACCGAAGCCTCGCCGATGCTCTTCACTAGTCGCATGGCTGCTCCTTTCTCGTGTTGCTCGTACCAGCGTTGTATGCGTTGGATTGTTCCTTCGGGTCGGTTGTCCCTCTCGGCTCGTGCGATGCACTCTTCCATCCCCGGGTCGATGGTGATCATGTCGGCTCCCACGGATTGGTACTGCTCCAGCCGTTCTTCGCTGGGAGATGAGTCGATGATGTATGCCTCTTCCTCGGGATGCTTCAGCGCCTCATCTATCGCAGCGTCCCTCGCCTTCAACGTGGCTCGGAGGGTGTTGCCCGATGCGTCGTGGTTGTCGGAGACGTTCATGGCCTGTGCCATGCGGTCGTGGTCGATGACCAGTTCGCCCGGTTGCGCCTTGCCCCATGCGTAGGTCGACTTGCCAGAGCATGGAGCGCCTGAGATGATGTGAATCATGCATCCTCCTACGGTATGGTCAGCTCGACCTGGCACTGGCAATTGGCAACTTCCCCAGCGTCCAAGGCTCCAGTGTCACCAGGCCACCTCGCGCCGTTGGAGAAGGTCTCGTCCTTGGGAACCGTCTCCCCGTTGAGCATGGCGTGGCTGTCCCTCGGATTCGGTGAGGTGACTATCCATGTCTTCATGACGGGTTGGTCTGGAGCGCACTGCCTCACAGCCTCCAACATCGACCAGCCCACCACCGACGTGGCGAAGGCTGCGCCCATGGACTCGGAGCGGTCTTTCTCGGCGAACTCGAAGACTCCCTGGTAGGTGCCTTTCATCGCGTCCTCGTTCACTTCCCCGAATCTGACCTTATCCAAGTCCTCCTTGGTCTTGCGGTTGAGCATGATGCTTTCGTTCTCGCACATCTTACGGAGGTAGTTCCTCGTGAGGGCTGGATAGTAGTCCTCATCCGAGATGCGCAATTCCCTCAAAGCGCGTTTCGCGTTGCGCTGGGAGAGCGCGAAGACAACTTGGAATAGGTCTTCTGCCAATTCCTCGTTCCACCTGTCCTCGTCCCACCAGCCGTTGGTCTCGGGATTGGCTCCGAGTTTCGGCAGCACGCTCTTGGATTGTCTGCGGAAGAAATCCGCTAGGCACTTCTGTACAGAGTTGCGGTCTTCCTCGGAGGGGTTGCCTCGTGACTTGCGGGGAGCCTCCAGGGATTTGGCCTCTGGTGTCGCGGAGAATTGGTAGGGGTCTTCCACACCAGCGGAGTCGTAGGGTGAGGCTTGGCCTCCCACCAGAACGTTGAGTGGGATTACCAGACCTTCGCCGTCTTCCATGGCTGGCATGTTGAGTTTCGACCTGGCCTCGTTCGCGGTCATGAACGGTCGGCCTACAGCCGATGCCAGAGACTGCATCTGCTCTTCCACGGATCCTCGGAGTTTCGCGCTGAAGTCCAGCTCCACGTACTCCAGAGGGTCTGCGCCTATCATGGGCAAAAGGAAGGAGTTGATTCTTTCCTCGATGCACACGACTGGAGCGCCCAGGGTGTCGTTGTACAGAGCGCGTGCGTTCTCTTTCACGCTCGCGTAGGTCTGACCAGCCCCAGGCCACAAAATGCTCGGATTGAGATGGTAGACTCCAGCCACCTCCTCGCGGGAGAGCTGGACGCTTTCAGCCCACTGCGCCTCCTTCGCGTTGAAGTCGGTGTTTCGGATTTCCATGCCGTCTTCCAAGACGGGGATGCCTCCAGCCTCGGAGCCGTGGTCACCGCTCCACGCTGCTTTGAAGTCCTCTTTGAACTGAGCTGCCTGCTCGGGATTCCAAGGCATCACGTCTTTTGGTCGGGAGATGTAAGCCGCCATGCGGCCTCCGCGCCTCCAGACCTGGTTGCGATACCTGCCGGCCTCTATCTGCTCGGAGAGCGTCTGCTTCAGGGCTTCAACCGGGGAACATCCCCTCATGGGGTCTCCTGGTCGGTATCCGTGGAATATCACAACGGAATCCGCTGGCACCTCGACGGGAGCGGAGTGCGGAGCCTGAATCCTCAGTTCGCGGGGAGCGAAGGGGTCATGTCCGCTGTAGCCCGTTATCCATGTGGGTGGGATGGGACGAATCTGCCATCCGCTCGGGGAGTCGGCATCCCTAAGTACCCACCATGCCGCTCGGTCGTAGAGCATGAGGTCGCTCATCAGTGACCGCATCAGCTCGTAGCGGGTCATGTCGGGGTTGGGACGTGCGAACAATAGGGCTGCGGTTGAATCCCTGACCCTCACTCGGTCGGTCTCCCCTTCCCTGCGGTAAACCTTCAATGGCAATTGAGCCACGTTGTCGGAGAGGAATCCCACGACTGCTCTGAGATTGGGCTGCGTAGCGTACAGCTCTGCTGCGTCCATATCCAAGACCCTCTCCGCGATCATGGAGAATGAGGGCTGGACATAGTACACGTTGTAGCCCAGGATGTTCCTGAGCCTGTCCATCAGTGCCACGTTTTCGCCTTTCTTTCGGTTAAACGACCACTAATCTGCGGTCGGCGTATGCTGATGCGTAGACGGTCGGTGCCTTCTTCACCTCGGAGCGCCCGATAGCGGATGCTCCGAAGGCCATGGTGCAAGCCATGAGCGGTGAGACATCCTCTGGAGACTTTCGCCTGTCCCACGTGAATGCCCCATCCCCTAAATCCCTCTTCTGCGCGGTCATGGCGGCATCGTCCAGTGCTGGCTGGGGTCGGTGCATCACTGCTGGGACATCAGATGATGAGTCCTCCGAACAGGCGCACACAGCGTCGTAGAAACGTCCAGTCCACGCTCCGACATCCCTGCCCTCACATGGGATGACCTCGACATTCTCCAAAGCCATGAAGTCCATGGAGTAGGCTGTTATCGGTGCGCCCCTGCCCTGCATGGCGAGCACCATCCGACGTTGGGGAGTTGCCCTCTTTCGGAACCAGTCCACCATCCAGTCGGTGCCAGCCCTGCGTGCAACCAATTCGACATGCCACAAACCGTCATCGCGGAGACCGCATGCGGCGATGGCACCCATCGTGCGGTCGGCGCTCATGTCCACTCCGTAGACCACCGACGAGGTCTTGGCTATCTCGGACTCTGGGTCGATACCTGCCTCCCACGCGCCATCGGGGAAGGGTTTCAATATCGCGGCCTGTACCCATTGGCACATGCACTCCGTGCGGAACACGGCATCATCGTCGGTGGCGCATGCCGATGCCAGGGCTCGCTCGGTCAGGAACCCGTATCCCAGGGAGGGATTGGCTTGCGCCCATGCCCTGCGATCCCATTTGGTCGCATCGGGTGGAGCAGACCACTCGAAGAGCCCCAGGGTGTCCGACGAGACCCCCTCGGCCTCTGGCGGGAGGTCTTCCATGTCCTTGCAGATTCCATCGGGGTCGCCGATGGCTCGATGAGCCACCTTGCGGAGATGGGACATGACAACGGACTCGCCGTCCCCGGCATTGGAGATGCAGAACGTGAGGGCATTGGGTCGAGCCAAAGTCGTTTTGGTCGCTGAACCCCACGCCCTCCAGTTCCGATGCTCGCGTATCTCGTCCATGAGGAGGAGGTCGACGGATTTGCCTCGTCCACCTTTTCGCTCGGCGCTGCCCATGGTCGCGGAGACCTTGTAGCGTCGGCCTCCAGTCAATCGGAGTTGCTTGTTGCCGTTCGTCCTGCCGACCTTCTCCACCTCTGCGGATAGTTCGGGGTCGGGCATGACGATGTCCTCGATGAGCTTCTCCCAGACCTCCTCGGCCTGGTCGAGCGACAGTGAGGTGCCTAGCACCATCTGGACTCTGACCACGAAGAGGAAGAAGGCGGCGAGCAGCTCGGAGAACAGCGTCTTGCCGTTCTGCCTAGCGACGATTGCGAGAACCACACGGAATCGGAGGTAGCCCGACTCGTCCAATTCGAGCATGTGGATGGCGAGCCACTTCTCCCATGGGAGCAGCTCGTAGCCGATGGCCTCGACGAACTCGCAGAGCGCGAAGCCCCAGGAGGTGTCGGGATTCAGCGGCCTTCTCGGAGGGGTGTAGACCCTCGGCTCGGTCGCTCCTCTCAGCTCTTCCATGGGGTCTCCTTTTTCCTTCGGAGGGAGAGACGAT